TTGTCAATAGCTTAATTTAAATTATTTTGTTTTTTTTCATATTCCTTTCTAAAAGCTATTTTTTGTTCTCTCGTCATAGTAGTATTTTTCATGCCTTTAATCATACTAGCCAAATTCACAGGATTATAAATTGTCAATCCTGTTGAATTACATCTTACAAGTTCTGCTTCATCTATTTCAATGCCTAGTTCTTTCATCAACTCAACACCCTCAGACAAATATCTGTAAGCTTTCAATCCTGTTTTCATAGCTTGTTTTTGTTTTTCCAAACTATCAATCCATTTTTGGTGGCAAGTAATTACATTTGATTTAGCTTGTTTCAACATTTTAAAAACTTGAAATTCCTCTTTAGTACAAGCAATAGTTCTTGAACGACAATGTGATGTTCCAATAATATCTAAATAAAATTTACTATCAAACTCTCTTGTCATTCCAACATTGTTGTCATCATCAGAATTATATCTTGAATAATTACTATATCCAAGTGCCTTGTCATTTATCTCAATGTGTTTAGTTTTATATGGGTTATCGTCTTTGCCATTTTGTTGAGCAAGAATATCAGCATTACAATCTTTTGCTTTTAGTTCTTCTCTTTTATAAGCATAAGCAAATTTCCTACCACTATCATTGTTATAACTGTTGCTAGTTTCACACTCTCCAAATAAACCAAAATCAAAATGTTCAGATACATTTCTATCTTCATCTGAATAACTTTCATTTTCGTTTTCTTCTTCACCTACTTCTTTTGCATAAGAGAAATAAAAGCATTTATCTTTTGCTACAACATCAAGTGGACTACCATATTTTCCTTTTAACATTTTACAAGTTATAACATCTTCTTGTGGGTATGCTCT